ATGCGCTCAAGGTGCGCGAAGAGCGGACGCGGTACGGTCGTTGGGATCTCTTTGCAGTCGATGATCACGCCCTCGCGGCGCTCGACATTGACCGCGAGCGCGTCGGTGATCCCCTTGCACTCGAGCTGCACCTGCTCGATGTCGGGTGCTACCTGCCCGTCGAAGAGCACGGCTGGCGGGTCTGCCATGGCGACCGTCTGCTGCCACCGCATCGGCTGCTCGCACACCATGCGCCAGCCGTCCCCCCGCCACTCGGCGAGCTGGTCGCGAATCCACCAGTGCCCGACCACGGCCGCGGCTTGCGTGGACGCGAGCGACCATTCGCGCGGGTTGAGCACGGCGCGGCCGCCGGCATCGGCGAGCACGGCTTGATAGGCGGCGTGCTTCTTGTTCCGCGTCACGTCAGACACGACGAAGGACCGCTGCACAGCCGCCGCGCCTTCGAGGATCAACGCGTGCGTGCACCGCAGACGGGCGCGGCTTGCTGTGTCGTTGTCCTGACCCGATGCCCGCTGTCGGCCGCGCTGGTCGAAGGCAAGCGGGCTGTCGAACATGGTCGAAAGATGGTCGGTGAAGCCAATCAGGTGCGGCTCGCTGTACCAGTCTGGCCGTCCGGTCATGGCGTCGCGCCATCGCCGGCCGCCACCCGCAGCGCGACACGCGCAGCCGTCGACGCATGCGGCCACAGGATCGCCAGTGCTTCGCACACGGCCCGCAGACGTGCGGCGGTGGCCGGGGGGTGGTCGTCCTCGCACACGGCCACCAGGTAGCCGGCAGCAGCCGCACGAGCGGCGTGCGGGTTTGTGCTGCCGCCGTCGAGCGCTTCGCTCCGGGGGTCGAGCTTGCGCGCGTCGCGCAGCAAGGCACGCGCGTCGCTGTATTGCTCGGCCTGCAGATCGGCGAAGCACACCTCCTCGGCGGCGTAGCGCATTCGGTCGGCGTGTTCGCCATCGAGCCGGGCGACCAGATCGACGATCGATGTTGCGAAGAGGCGGGCCGCGTTCACGCGGGCTCGCTGTCGGGGTGTCATGGTGTGCCCTCCGTTCGGGTTCCGCTCTGGTCTACACTGGTTTAGCGAGCGTTGGCAAACGGTTTTTTTTGGGTTGCTACCTTCGACGGCTCGCGGTAGCCTTCCGGCCGGAGGTCTCACCATGCACCGAAACATCATCGCCATAGCCGTCGACCCCGGCGTTACCGGGGCGGCTGTGGCACTCTGCGACGCCCCGCGGCGGCTCGCGCACCGGTCCGCCCATGGGACGGGCGGCTACTACAGCGGCGTGCAGTCGGGCGCGCTGCCCTTCCAGACGGCCGCCGCGGTGCTCGAAGGTCTGCTCGAAGACATGGGACCGCTCGTCGCCACGTCGGAAGTGTGGGCCGTCATCGAAGAGCCCGGCAAGTGGGCCGCGAAGCAAGAGGGGGCGGCCAGGCTTGCGAAGGTCGTCGCCGACGTCACCACGTGGAAGAACGCGGCGTCGACCATCGCCGGTCGTCGCGTGCTGGTGTGGGATGCCCAGCGGGTCGATCGACGAGCTGGCCTTCGACGGCGCACCCGCGGGCGTGCGGGCCGGAAAGCGGAGGTTCGACGGTTCAATTTGCAGAACGTCGAGCGGGGCACACTCCCGCCATTCCGCGAGATCCCGCCCGGCTGCACGGTGCCGTCGGATGGTCTCCACGACGCAGTGCACATGGCGCGGGCGCTGCTGCGTGTGGCTAAGGGTGGTGCACTTTGATTCCGATGCCACCGGGCAAGAGCCCGCGGAAATGGCAGATTGAGGCGACAAACGCGGTCCGCGAGGCCGTTCGGGCCGGCTGCTGGTCGATGGTTGTCGAGTCGGCCACGGGCACGGGCAAGGGGTCATGGCTGGCCGGATTCGCGGTCAAGTGTGCCCGCGCTGGTTGGCGGGTCATGGTGCGCGTGCACCGCCGCGAGCTCGTCGAAGACCTGACGGCCCGGATTCGCGAGCTATACGAAGACGTTGGGATCGTCCAGGGGGCGCGGAATCAGATTCTTGCACGTGTCGTCGTGGCGTCCGTCCCGTCCCTGCAGTCGCGGCTCGATGGAATTCCGCCTTTCGACCTGGTGATCACGGACGAATGCCACCACGCCACGGCGCCGACGTACGTGCGCACCTTCGAGGCCATCGAAGCGGCCCAGCGCGCCGCGGGTGGCCGTCGCGACAAGGTGCTGCACATCGGCTGCACCGCTACCGGGTTTCGCTCCGACGGCAACGGCGGCACTGTCGGGATCGGGTCGGTCTTCGAGATGTTGGTCTACAGCTACGGGATCTGCGAAGCCATCGCCGACGGGGTGCTCGTGCCACCGCGGGCGATCAAGATCGAGACGCACCTTTCGGTCGCAGACGTGCGGGTGACCAGCGGCGGCGACTATGACGAAAGCGAGCTCGCCGCGGCCGTCGACACGCCCGAGCGCAATCGGCTGATCGCGCAGAAGTACCTCGAGCATTCGGCCGATCGGCAGGCTCTTGCCTTTGCTGTAGATGTGGCCCACGCGCAGCACCTTGCCGAAGCCATGCGCGAAGAGGGTGTCGACGCGCACGCCGTGTGGGGCGACATGCCAACCATCGAGCGCGAGCGGTTGATCGACGGCTTCACGGCCGGCCGTGTGCAGGTGCTCGTGTCGCGCGACTTGCTCTTCGAGGGGTTCAATGCCCCGCGGTGCTCGGCACTGCTGCGCGCTCGGCCCACCCGGTCGATGGTGATCGCGGTGCAAATGGTCGGCCGCGGGCTGCGCTTGTGTCCCGAGATCGGCAAGACCGACTGTCTGGTGCTGGACTTCGCCGACGATGGTGTCGACTTGCGGCTCGACGTCGAAGCCGACATGACCGACCCGAGCGGCCCGCTTGCCAGCCGACAGCAGCGCCCCTTCGAGCTCGGCGACCTGGTGCAGCACCGCGTCGACGCCCTCGGTACCGGTGCCGTGGTCGAAGTCGAGGGGATCCGCACCGTGGTGCGGTGGCCGAAGCATGGAGACCGCACGCACGGCCGCCCCGAGCTGCGGCTCGCGACGGAAGATGAAGCCGAAGAAGTCGCGGTCGACCTGCAGGTCGCCGGGGTGACCGAATACCGGCTTGAGCTACTGCCGGGCGACCGCGCCGACCGTGCCGTCGGCTGGTACCTCGACGGTGGCATCTGGTCGGCGGAAGCGAAGACGGCCGGCGACGTCTCACTCGTCTGTATCGTGCGCCAGCTGGCAAGCGGTGAGTGGTCTGTGTGGGGCTGCCGCCTCCCCCGACGGGGCAAGCCGACCGCGCGGCGCGTCTTCGCATCTCGCGATCTGCTGCAGGCCCGCACGACGGGGCGGTCTTGGATCATGCGAGAGGGGGGCCGCGTGTCGGACTGGTCGGCGCCGTGGCGCTCGAAGCCCGCTTCGGATGCACAGTGCAGGCTCTTGCGCTCGCTGCGGGTTGCTCGCGATCTGCGGTCGATGACAGCGGGTGAGGCCGGCTGTCTGATCTCGTCGCTCCGAGCCCGCCAGGCCATCCGCGCCGAGATCCGGTCGAGCCGATCAAGTCGGTACGATCCCACCCCATCGCCCGCCATGGTGGCCGGTCTGCGGGCCATCGCCAGCGGAGAGATAGCCGCCGTCCGGGCGCCGACACTCGCCGGCCTGCGGCGTCGTGGCCTACTCCGTGGCGAAGAGCTCACGGACGCCGGCCGGGCGCTGATCTGACCTTGCACCGTTTACGCCTACCCGTGCGCTTCACCCTCACGGGTCGCACGGCGACCCCTATCGGCTGCGCAGTGGAATCCAGCCGCGTGCGGGTAGGCACCCCTCCCCATCAGTCGAGAGGATCGACCATGAAGCAAACGAGAAGCATTTCGGTGTCAGCGATCGACGTCCTGCACTGGCTCGCGAAGAAGAGCGACACGGATTGGCACGACAGGCACGCCGCGGCGACGAAGCTGCACATTACCCGCCGCACGAGCCGCCGCTGCCTCGCCATCCTGCGGCACTATGGCCTCCTCGAATACGGGCCCGAGCCACGGTTCGACCGGGTGCGGGCGACGGCGGCCGGCCGGGCGATGATCATGCACGCGGAAGAGCACGGCACGTACCTGGAATGATCGGCCGCGCTACACTGCAGCAGCCACTACCGCCCCCGGGTTGCGGCGACCCGCCCTTCGGTGCACACCTGCACCCGGGGGCGTCGTGTATCCCGGGAGCGCGACATGGAAGCCAAGACGAGATTAGCCGGCCTGCTGTGGCCGTTGCTCGACCACCACGGCGACCGCGACGCCGACGACCTGCCGCCCGAGTATCGCGGGCAAATGCGGGCCATGTATGCCGCCTGTGAGGTCTACCAGGTGGCCGCCGTCGCCGCGGTGGAGGGGCCTAAATGCGTCGGCCGCCGCGCTCGTGTGGCGTTGGCTCTGCTGCGGCTCGGCTGGATTGCGGGGCAGATCGCCGGGGCATCTCGAGTCATGGCTGCCAGACTGGCGACGGCCCGACCCACTGAGTAGGCACGAGCACGCCGGGCGCCTGCCACAGTGTCACCGCGGCCGTCTGCGCCTGCCATGCGTGCCGCAGCACCGGCACAGCTCGCGACCACCACGGTTGCGCGGGGCTCGCGTTGATCGCGGCGACCACGGCCGGCACGCTATGCTGCCGCAGCGCGGCTTTGATCGCGCTCCAGTCGTCGAGCGTGATCAGCTCGTCGCTTCTGGCGGCGACGTGGTAGCCGGGGCCGATGGTGGGCAGCTCGCACCCTACCCACAGCCGAAGACCGCCTGCGAGCAGATCGACACCAGCATCGGGAACGCGCGATCCCATCAGTGCACCCCACCACGGAAGCCGACGGGCCGCTGCTCGGACGCCGAACCAACGGCCTCCAGCTCGACCACGGCCGCCGACAGCAGCGCGCAGACCCCTACCAGGCGAACGGCATCAGTCCGGCGTGTTGTCGAGCTCGCGGGCGATCTTTGTTTGCAGGCCGGTGAGGATCCGAGCGACGTCGCGCCGGTGTCGGCGCTGTTCGGCGCGGTCCTCTTCGGCCCGGGCGAGTAGGTGTTCGACATCCTTTTTCACCTCCGCAAGCGCTTTCGCCTGCTCGACTGCTGCCGCCGTCTTCGCCGCCGCGGCCGTCTTCGCTGCTGTGTCATCTTGCTCGGACTTCGGCCGACGGCGCAATAGCCCCATGCGGTCAAGAATCAGCACCAGCGACAGCAGCACGCCGACGGGGCCGGTAGCTTCGCCCACGCCGGGCCAGTCATGCTCGACGGGGTGCCCCGGCGGGTCTGCCATCGAATGCGCGTCGCCAGGCATTGCGATCACGCGCTCTTGCGCAGCGCGGCGACCACCTCTTCGAGGCCGTCGGCGAGCTGCGCGCGGCCGTTCGCCATGGCGCCGATCATGGCACGCACCACGGGGCGGCCCACGGCGTCGGCGGCGAGCTCGGCGAAGCCGTGCCAGTTGGTCAGCTCGTCAAGCAGCCGCACGGCGGCGTCTTCCTTGCCTTGCGCACAAGCGAGAATGAAGCGGGCAACGGGGTGGCGGTGTCGGGCCATGGTACCTCCTACAGCCACGCATCGGCGAGCGTGCGGGCCAACATGTCGACCCCATCGCCGACCCACAGCGGGCCGTGCGACGGGTTGTCGATGAAGCCGAGCTCGACCAGCACCGCCGCCACGCCCGCGGGCGTCTCGCTGTAGGTGCGTCGGAGCACTGCGCGTACACGGGGCCAGTCATCGCCGGCCGACACGACACGCAGGTCGCGGTCGCGGAAGAGATCGCGCGGGTAGTGCTCGCGCGCCGATCGCTGCCAGCGGGCCGCGTAGCTGGCGCCGAGCTCGCTGCGCGGGTCATGCGCGCAGAACGCATAGCGCCCAGACGGCTGGCTGCCTAGCGCGTTGCAGTGCAGGTGCACGAGCACACCATGCCCGCCGTTCTCCGCGATGGCCGCGCCGGCAGCAGCCCGCCGCGAAGAGTAGCTGCGGCGCCCGCGCTCCACCTGGTCGCAGATGGTGACGCGGCCGGGTGCAAGGTGGAACAGGTAGCGAGCCAGCCGACGCACTACGGTCGCTTCCTCGTGCCCGTCGAAGGTGGCCCCAGGATCCCAGCGACCCCCGCGCATGCCGTGGCCAGGGATCACGGCGATGTGCAGCGGCTCGGTCACGGGTCCACCTCGACCGCCATTGCCAGCGACAACAACGCGTCATCAAACCTCAGTGTGCGCATATGCTCGGCGGTGACGGGGGTGGATGAGCCCAGCGCCACCCGCCCGCGGATGTCTGCGAGCACGGCGTCTGCCGCCTGGGCTGGCACCGGTAGTCCTGCGATGACGAGCTGATATTCTCCGTCATCCACGCGCTGCATGATGGGGCGATCCAGCGGGATGTCGACCTGTAGCCGCCGAACCGTGTGTCCGGTCGGGCCGTCGGTGGTCGTCGATACGTCACGGATGCGCATGGTGCCTCCTATTCGTAGCGCTGGACTGCCAGCCGGGTAACCGTCAAGCTCGTCCCAAACGCGACATTGAGCACGCAATAGCAGTTCAGGTATTGCGGCGTCGAATCGAGCTGGCCTACCGCGTCCGCGCCGACTGTGTAGGTGGACGCCCCGCCCGGCGCAGGAGTCGGTAGCGTCGTCCCTGCCGTGTCCATGACCTCGACGATAGCCCCGCCGATGACGATAGCCGTGATGACACGGGCAGTCCGCGCCGTCTGTCCCGTCGCGATGTCTGCGGAGTTATTGGTGTTGTTCCGGGTTCGCCATCGTTCCGTGGTGGGACCGCTGCCGTCCGCAGTGGTGTAGAAAACACGCGAGTCACCGCTATTGTGGGTGGTGTTCGTCGACAGCCCGCCCATGATGCTGTCTGACACGGACGGCATGGCGACTGAATCGCACACGATGTGGACTGCGTGTACGTACTGCGACACGGCCGCCCGGCCCCACTGCGCAAGCTGCGCCACGAAGTCTAGCGCAGCGGTCAGCGTCCCAGGCCCGTTGGCCGAAAACACCAAGCCCGTGCCGTTTGTCGGCGTCACTGACCCAGTGGCGCCAGAAAACCGTGTGACCGTAAGGTCGATGGTGTCGGTTCCGATGGTCAACGTATTGGTGCCGCTCGTGTAGGGTCCGGCGCTGGTGACCGAGCTGAGATCCAAGTCCAGTAGGGTAGACCACGATCCGCCACCGCCACCGCCACCGCCACCGCCGCCGCTACCCGCCGTGTACTCGGTGAAGCCCACATGCGACGTCAAGCCGGCGAGCGTCGCGACGGTCAGCACGTTGCACGCCTCGCCTACCGTGGTGCCAGCCGGAGCCGTCCACGACGGCGTGGTGGTGTCGGCGCCCGTGACTGCGACCGATGCCCCGGTGCTCGCCTGCTCCACAGTCGTCAGGAGCGTGGCCCCCGACTGCGCCGTGATAGACAACGACCTCGACCCGGCTGTGACCGTGTAGGCTTCGCCGTCGACACGGCCAGCCACCGACAAGGTGGGCTGCGTGACAGCTTCAGCGCCGCCGCCCGGCAAGAAGAGACGCGGCGGCATCAGAGGTGATCGCGGGTGTCGAGCCGAGCGGTAGCGGTGCCGCTCGCGAGCCGTAGGTAGAAGGTCGTCGCAGACTCACTTGCGCGAGCTCGGGACCAAACCAGGAACCCGGCCGCGTTTGGCGCGTCGGCGTACGTGGTGCCGTCAAAGCTGTACTGCAGCCCCGACACAGCCTCGATCACGTACGCGGCGCGAGCGCGTGCGGGCACCTTGACCGTAATCGCGGAGGTCGTCAGGTTGAGGGTATCCAGCGACGGCAGGTCGCCGGCGACATCAACGTCGGCCATAGGTCACCTCACTGAGCGTTCAGCCATGCGGACTGCGAGCCGTCGTCGGCGCGGTGGTAGCTCACGAGCGACTTGACGACACCGATCGCCACGCCCACGGCCGAAGTGCTGGTCGTCATGCCGCTCGTCTCAATGCCAGCCGCAGAGATGACCTCACAGGCCGCGCCTAGCGCCTTCACCCGCGCGCAACAGTCGCCGACGGGGGCCGCCAGCGCGAGGATCGTGTCGTCGCGGAGCCACCCAAGCGGGGCGGTCCGGTCAGCGGGAATGTGAATCGTACGCATGGCGGTACCTCATCATGGCCACCTGACGGCGGCGCGCGGTGTCAGGGTCGGACCCCTGCAGGTGGACGTCCGCGACAAGATCGCGGTGCGAGAACGCAGCGAGCAAGAACGCCTGCTGCTCGGGTGACAGGGTGAAGATGTGCAGCGGGTCGCCCGTCGCGCGCCAGCCCTCGACGATCAGCTCGGCGAGGGCCCCGGAGGGTTTCGCCCATCCTGCCGCACCAGGTCGCCACCGGCCGCCCGCTGCGACTCATCGACGGCGGCGGCGGCAGCGTTCCACCACCTTTCGAGAGTCGCCCGCGATGGGTCGACCCCTTGCTCGGCAAGCTCTTCGACGCGCTGCAGGCCGTACTCGACCAGCGCCGCCCGGTTGCCGGGCGAGAGGCGCGGCACGCCGTCGACGCCGTGCACGACATCGTGCAGGATCGCGGTCTGTGCGAGACCGTCGAGCTGCTGCAGGGTGGAGAGGCCAAAGTAGCCAAGGGAGATCTCTGCGGGGTCGAGCATGGTGGCGCCTCCTCGGCGACGTCATGGGGGGATATGCGGGGGGCGCGGTCAGACCACGTTCTTGGTGGGCCGGGGCGCGCTGGTGCTGCGGAAGGTGAGCGAAAAGACCGTCGGCTGCCCTTCGGTCTTCGGCGCGGCCACGAGCAGCGCGTCGGGAATCTGGAAGTACACGTCGCCGGTGGTGGGGGCGGGCACGCCGGCCGAAAGCGTCGGGTTCGGAAACCACTGCACGTTCAGCGGACGGTGTCCGTCGCGGCGGACGATGGTAGGCGCCCAGCTGGCAGCCGTGATCGCGGCCGAAATGCCGCCGCGCAGCCATTCGCAAAAGCTCGGCAGGTTCACACCATCCGCCACTTCGTCGCTCGAAACCATGGCCGTGAAGGTGACTTCGGCCGGCGCTTCGTCGGTGAGGCGCACGCCAGACCCGTTTGTGATGACCTTCCCGCGGTGCAAGTAGGTGATGGTCTCGGCGAGGTCTTCGAGCGCACCGTCGCCCGCTACAGGGTGGTGATCGTACGTGTTGGTGCCGTCGGTGAGCCGCAGCAGGCCGTCGGTACGGTCGAGAACATCAGGCATCGGTCATCCCTCCCGGCCCTGCTTCGCCCAGGTGCGGACGGTGGCGGCCATGGTGTCGTCGCCAGTGTACCGCACATCGGTCACTTCGGCCACGGTGTCGACGGTCGGGCTACTGTCTACCACCCGAACGATAGAGCCTGGTCGCAGCCGGTCGTCGCGGGCGAGCTCCAGGCGGGTAGAGTGCTGCGGCCTGCAGCGCACGTGCACCGCCATGCGGGCGATCAGCTGCGCGGTAGTGTCGTCGCACACGATCGGCGCCTCGATCTCGATCTCGCGCTCGCCGACAGATTCAAGCGCCCGCCGTGCCCAGTAGTCGAGCCCCACTTCGTCGGGCGGGTCGGTCGGCCGGCGCTCGCCGCACACGGTGTAACGGCGCACCATGTTGCCGCCGCGGGCGTCGTAGCCGTACGCGATGGTGACGCGCGACGTCATGTCGAGGTCGAGCGACTGCCACGGGTCGGGGCGCTCACAGTTCACGCCGACGCGCAGCTCGAGCTCGACGTCGGGGCGCGCAAGCGCCGGGATCCATGGCCACACGTACAGCCCGCCCGGCCCGCTGGCGACGGACACGGGCAGCAGAGACAGCAGCTCGGACCGCAACCAGTCGAAGGGGCGGGCCTGCGCGGTCACCACGGTGTCGACCATCAGAGAGGCCAGCGAGCCGAGCCGGGGCAGCTCGCGCCGGTCGACCCGCAGCGTTGACCGGTCGAGCGCCCAGCGGATCACATGGTCGAAGCGCCGCAGCAGACCCGAGCCGTACGGGTTCGCGACACCGCCGCCGTCCGCTTCGGAGAACGCCACGTAGTGCTCTGCGTCGAGATCGACCGCGGCGACCGGCTGCAGCAGCGACACCAGCCGGCCGCGCTTGTCGTGCCCGGTCTGGACTGCCAGCCGTTCCCCGTAGGCTGCGCTCGATCCTGACACCGAGATGTGGCGCAAGTGCGTCGCCTGCACTCTGCCGACGGACACGAGCAGCGCATGGTCGGCAGGTGGAAGTCCTGCGCTCTCGACCATCATGGCGGGCGCCGAGATCGCACTGTCGCCTATGACGGTGCCGGCCGCGACCACGCCCTGAATGCCAGGAATCCCGAGAGGGATCGGGTAGGCCGCCCCCTCGATCCGGGCGTCGAAGGCTTGCGGGCCGGTGGTGTAGGCCGGCCACCCGTCGGCGGTGCGCTCGGCGGTGGTGCGTGGCCAGGTTGAGGGCCCCACCACGGCCATGGGGTCGAGCAGCAGCCCGCGGTCGGCTTGCTGGTCTTCCACGACCACAGCAGACCACCAGGCCGACTCGATCACCACGCTGCGCAGGTCGCCGTCGGCGACGACTTCGCGATCGGCGTGGTCGTCGTCGTCGGACTGCAGCCGGGACACTTCCGCCCGGCCTTCGAGGTCGAGCAAGCCAGCCCGCAGAACGGTGATCGGCAGTTGTCGGGGCACGGGTGAGTCAGACAGCCACGCCATCGACTCTTCGAGCGCCCGCGGGTCGACCACCAGACCAGGCACGTAGCGCAGCACTTCACCAGTCACCCGGTCGGCAAGTGTGATGGCCGCGCCATCGGTCAGCAGCACGTCGCCCGTTGGCGTCCAGACTCGGCAGAGCACACGCATGGTTCACACCTCCTCGATGTGCTCGACCACCCCGACACGCTGCACCGCGTCGACGAGCTCGTCGCCGTCCACGTCGATCACTTCGGGCTCGCCGGACAAGCGCCCCAGGATCGCACGGTAGCGGCCGGCGCACTGTACGACATCGACCGACACCGCGTCGGGGTCATGCTCGATTCGTGGCAAGAGCACGACCTGCCCGTCTCCACCGCCGACGAGCGCGGTCAAGGTCTCGACGGGTGAGAGGTCGCCCACCATGGCGATGGGCACGCCCCCCGCCTGCTGCCACTGTGGATCGTCGCCCCATTCCGTCGGGAAACCCTCGGACCACGACACGGACGTCGCCCGCAGCATTTCGCCTCGACGCCGCGACGCCACATAGCCGGGCGCCTCTTCGAGCTCGACCTGCGGCACGTAGGTGGTCGCGCGTCCCTTGCTCCACCTCTGGCCGAGCACCAGCACCGGGCCGACGACCAGCCGGCCGCAGCGGTAGAACCCGTCCACGGTCGTCTCTGGCGCCACGCGCCACCGGTAGTATTTGTGGGCGGTGATGTAGCCGAGCGCCACCACGGCCCCACACGGCCGCCAGATGTCCAGGGATCCCGACGCCGTGCCAGCGGGTGCACCCTCGACTCGAAGCACGACAGACGCCGAGCCGGACCGCCACGGGCCGGCCTGCACCACGTCGACGATCCGATACCGGGCGGCGCCGTCGGCGATGGTGCCGCCGATGACTTCGCGGGGCCGGATCACTGCCGCCGTTGCTCCGACGGCCACCCGGTAGGTGTCGCCGGTCCGGCTGTACGACAGGCCGGCCAGACCATCCGCGAGGTCAAGCGTGGCGATGTCCGTCCACGTAGTGCCGTCGCCGCCCTGCAGCTTCGCTTGTCGATAGTTTGCGCCGAAGACTGCGCCACCTGGTGCCGACGCTCCGAAGTGGTGCTCGACGGTGCCGCCGAGCGGGGCGAAGACGTACGACTGCGCCACATTGTCGGCCGTGGTGCGGTGTTCCTCCTGCGGCGAGCGCGAGAGAAGGTTCGAGGCGCGGTACAGGTGGTCGGTCGCAAAGATCCAGTGATCGCCACGGGCGCCGGGGCCACGACGGGCGCGCAGGTACGACTCGGCTTCGACGTGCAGCCGGTTCGGCAACGCCGGCAGCGGGCCGCCCGGCAGCGAGTCGGGCGCCTTCGAGATCGCGAGACCGGCAGCGAGGGAGTCGGTAGTCGCCGTGTGCGTGCCGAACCCGTCGCCGATGGTGACGTGCACGCCGTACCAGGTCGATGAATGGGCGCCGAACTGTCCCCAGTTGACGAAGGACGTCCCCGCGCCGACCGTGCGTCGCGTCGCCACGCCGGACACGAGCAGCGTCCACACTTCACCGTCTGCCGGCCGGCTGTAGAGCGCCACCGTGTTGCCGGCGCCGTCGTAGGACAGCGCCACCCGGTAGACGCGGCGCACTGTGCAGTCGAAGGCCACGGCCGAGCCGATGACAGCCCCGCCGTTGTTCGTGTCGTAGATCCCGATCTCGCCATTTGCGAGCCGCACGTCGACGCGGAGATCTTCGGCGCCGTTGCCGACACCGACTTCGAGGCCGACACCCTGCACCGTGGTGTCGGCCGGGGTCGCGGACGTCTTCGCCTCGAAGTGCACGTCGATGCCGGTTCCTGCCGAGTGCGACCCGTAGGTGCCCTGATACTCGCCGGTCGCCGACGACCACGACAACGCCCAATCTCCAGACGGCGAGATCGAGCCGGCCGTGCCCGCCAGCGTCCAGCCGAAGATCGTCGGAGCCGCCACCGGCCACCAGGTCGACGACTCGAAGCCCGCAGCGTTGCCGCCGAACCCGCGCAGCTCCGGAGGGTGTCCGGCCTCCGTGCGTGGCATGGGCACCATTGTCCACCCGCCCGACTCAAGCAGCGCGAGCCATTGTGCAGGCCGTGCACCCGATGCGGTCAATTGCAGCGTCCACAGCACGCGCGACCCGATCGGGATCGCCCGAAAGCGATCGACCAGCGCGCCGGGCGTGTAGGTGAGCGCGGTGTCGAAGTCGTCCCACGTCACCCCACCATCGTACGACCGCGCGATCTGGATCCGGCTTCCAGCGCTCCACGCTACGTGCAACACGCCCACAGTGTCGCACCAGCAGGTAACGTCGTCCGCGATGGTGCCCGAGATTCCCGACATGATGTCGATCGCGTCCGCCTGCCGCAGCGGCAGGTAGGGCGAAGCGATCCGGCGCACCTGCACCGACAGCGCGCGCCCAGGCTCGCCCTCAATGTAGGCCACCACAAAAACCCCATCTGGGGTCGCTGTGATGTCCGGCCGGCGCACGTACGGCTGACCGGGCGGAAACGGGCTTTCGTTCCAAGTCTCCACCAGATTGAAGCTGTGGCCGATGTCGGCCGAAGCGTATTGCATCCACCCGCGGCGAGCGGTCTGCTCATCCGTCCACGACACGCCCACCAGCAGCAAAACGAGCTCGTGTGAGTGGTGCCACGCAATCGAGTCGTAGGTCGCACCGACCGGCAGCTCGACATCGTAGCCGGCAAGGGTGAGCGACCGCCACGTCAGGCTATCGTCATCGCTGTAATGCACCACCAGGTCGACACCGCCGCCCGGGCCGAGCACGAACGCGGCGACCAGTAGGCGCCCGGTCGGCAGCCGCAGCACGTCGACGGGGTGGCCGCTCGTGTAGCTGGCCGGGTCCGGCTGCGCGCCGTCGGCGTCCATCGCTCGCGACTGGTCAGCGATCACCACGGCCGCCGCTACCCAGTCGTGCGACGTGGTGTCGTACCGCCGGCCGTAGATGACACCACTGTCGCTCCACACGACCAGCCCTTCGCCGTTCTCCAGGTCCACCCCTGCCCAGTTGTGCGGGCCGTCGATCCCACGGTCGAGCGACGCGGCGCTCGTCTGCTGCAGCACGTTGTCGGTAGAGCGACCGAACCACTGCAGGCCGTCGGCGCCCATGTCGCGGCGCACGGCGATCTCGCACCCTGCGCCGGGCATGCCCGCCCGCGTCACCATCATTTCGATGTCGCGCACCTGTTCGCCGACCAGCTGCGGCGCGAGCGCGGGCCCCTTGGCGCCGGCCGTGGTGCTCGTGCGGCCGATGCTGCCGTACTGGTAGACCCCGGCACCGGGCACCGGCGACGCCTGCGTGAAGCTGCTGTCGAAGGCACCAGCGCCGACCGGCAGCAGCGTGGCGGCGCTGATCAACGGCGACGGAAGCAAGAACCCAGCGAGGGCACTGTCGAGATCCATGCGCGTCATCGGTACACACTCCCACGGCCCGAGCTGTTCCGGCCGACGCCGGCCCGGTCGACCGCTCGCTGCGTAGCCACTGCGACGCCGAGCTGCACGGGGCCGTCGCGGACATCGAGCACCACCTGCACAGCTTGTGGACTACCACCGCCGCCCATCTGCGACCGCAGCGCGGCGTCGGACCGGGCCGCGACAACCCGGTCACCGGGCGAGAACGTGAACGAAGTCTCACGGTCGACGCGCACCGGTCCCGGCGTGTCGCTGAATCGGCGACGACGGCCGCCGCCCCGGCCTCGTTCGAGGCCGAGCGCGTCGCGCACCGCTCGGCGCACGGTACGAAAGATGGTACGCACCAGCACGACGACGCCCTTGGCCACGCCCTTCACAATGCCGATCGCTATGTCGTCGGCAGACTTGACCAGCTCGACGACGATTTTGGGCACAGCCTTTGCGAGCGCGACGATGATCTCGGGGGTAGCGTCGGCGAGCGCCCGCACGAATGGACCGATGTTCTTCGCCAGCGATTCGACGAACTTCACCGCGTCCTTAGCCAGCTGCTTCCCTGCCTTTGCGCCACCGGTGGCCAGGTCGAGCAGTTGCGCGGGGTTTGCCAGCGCCGACAGCGCGCCGCCAGTGAGCGCCCCGATCACGTTCGCCGCCTTCGCGCCCGCGCTCTTCGCGCTCTCCAGCAGCGAGCCCGCCCAGATGCGACCCCATGGGATGCGGGCGAAGCTCGCCTCGACCTGCGCGCCCATGTCGTCGAGCGCTGTCGACGCCGCGGCGCCGGTCTCTTCGAGCTGTTCTTCCAGCGGCAGCAGCGCGCGGGCGCTCGCGGTCTGGATCTGCTCGATGCGGCCCGCGAGCGCTTCGAGCGCGCTCGACAGGTCGGCGACCTGCTGCTGCGTGAGGTCGGCCGCCGCTGCCGATTCGACAAGCCCAGCCTGCAGCCGTTGCAGGCTCGCGAGCTCGGACCGGTCGACGAACGGCTGCCGCGCCGCTTCGAGCGCCTTTGTGTAGCTGCGCAGCGCCTCTTCGGCCTGCCGTGCAGCATCTCGCGCGGCGTCCGCTGCGCTGGTGTCCGCCTTGCCGCCGCCCTCGTTCTGCTCTTCGGCTTTCCGCAGATCGGCAAGCGTTCCGATCAGCTTTCGAGCCTCCTCGTCGTAGTTGGCGGTGGCCCGCTCGACGCCCTCGAAGGCAACCTCGGCGACATCGAGCGGCAGACTGGTGAGACCCTGCCGGATCCCTTCGAGGCCGTTCGCGAGACCATCGAGCCCGGTCGCGCGGGCGATCTTCTCGGTGATCGACGCCATGTCGAGCAGCAGCCCGATCGACGGGAAGAGCGCGGACACAATTGCCGACCCCACAGCACCAAAGACTTTGCCCACAGCTTCGGCGCCGCTGCCCATGGTGTCGAGCGCGTCGCCAGCCATCAGCCCAAGTTTGACGACGACGATGGCGACCCGCTCGACGGCCGGCGCCACCCGGTCGGCCAGCTGCACGAAGAGCGCTTTGGACACCGCGACCACGCCGTCGAGCGCGTCATTCGCCGCCGTGATGCGGGCCACCGTCGCCGGCTCGATGCCGAGCGCGGGCTGCAGCTGCTCAAGCTCTTCGAGCGCGTCGCCAGCGCTGCGGGTGAGCGTCACGAGCGCGGCACCGGCGCCGAAGACACCAGCCGCCAGCCCAGCCACCGCCAGCGTCGCGGCCGTGGCGGCGATTGTGACCTGCCCGATCGGCGTCGACAGGCCAGCCAGGACCGCGCGCCCCTTGTCGAAGCGGTCGGCACTGATCCCGGCGAGCTCGGCAAGCGCCTTTCCTGCCTCGCGCGCTTCGTCCGCCTGCCGTTCGGCCTCTCGCGCAGCAGCTCGTGCGGCGCGCTCGGCGGCTTTTTGCGCGCGTTCGCTGTCCTTGGCTTGCTGTTTGATCGCCTTCGAGACGCCCTTCGAGCTGCGGATCGCAAGCCGCTGAATCTCGCGGATCGCCTTGTCGGCCTCCTTGCCAGCGACTTCGGGCAGCTGGCCGAGCGCCTTCTTCAGACTGTCGAGGTCTGCGCCGATTCCGATCAGTGCATCAGCCACGCTTCACCTCTTCGACCCCGGCCGCGACGATGGCACGCGCCATCGGGTCGCGAGACGCCCGAACGGGTGCGCCGAGCTCTTCGGTGTAGAAGTAGCGCGGCCGGGTCGCCCTCGCCTCTGCCCCGACCTTCGACGAAACCACGAAGCGGGCGTAGCGGGCCGCGGGCCCCACCACCCCGACCACCCGGCGCACCTGCGACGGGGGGCCGGCGACCGCGCGCTCGATCACACCGTCGCGGAGCGCACCGGTCAGCACCGGCGCTCGAGCGCGAGCTGCGGCGGCAATACCTGCCGACGTCTCTCGCACGATCGCGTCGGTTCGGGCCCGGATCCGTTCGTACAGCGGGTCGGGGTCGTCCAGAACTCCAGACAGCGACCGCGTTCCCCCTGGTACCTTTCGTGTCGACATCGCCGCCTCTCGTGGTCACGGGAGCGTGGTCGGCGCCCGGGTCGGGATCGTAGCATCGAGCGTGCTCGCCCACATCTCGCCGGTCCAGACAGTGCCCGACTGAATGGCCGTGGTCGGTACTGTCTCGCCGTCGCCGTCCACCAGACGGGCAAGGCGTCCGGCAATCTGGCGGCGCGTGTTCAGGTGGGCTTCGTACGCAGCTTCCAGGCCACCGGCCACGCGGCGCGTGTAGAACTGCACCCGCACGGTATACGTGCAGTCCGTCGTCGTGGCTACTGGTTGGTTTCGCCGGCCATCCTGCACCGTTTCGGCAGCCACGGGTACGCCGACGTACACACGGCCCCCTGCGACCTGGTCGGGCTGCACGATGCCGTCGGGGGGCGGCAGGCCCGACACGGCCGGGGCGCCTCCGAGCTCGTCGCGCAGCTCGGACAGCACGACCGCCCGCAGCGTCACTTCGGTGTAGCTGCGCCGGGACATCAGCGGCGCCGCGTCGACGGGATCGAGCGCTGGTAGTCGTACACGATGCCGGCGCCGAAGGCGCCACCGGTGAAGATGGGGCCGACGGCCTGCTGCCGTTGTCCGGCGCCGTCGCCGGTGCTCGGCGCGTACTGCAGCACCAGGTCTCGCCGTGCGGCCTGGTACTGCCGGCCCCAGTCGCGAGACATCTCAAGGTACTGCCCGCCGAGCGAAGAGGCCACGCCCGCGAAGAGCACTTCGAGCGCGTGCAGCGTGTGCAGGTCGGCGAGATCGTAGCTGTTCAGGATCAGGTGCGACCGGTTTCCGCGGCGCCACAACCACGACTCGATGTCGGACCATGCCACCGACATCGCCCGCAGCATCATCCCTTTTGCTTCGGTGTCGTCCACCGACAGCAGCGGTTCGCCGCTGTCGAGCGAGAGTCGGGGCACGCGGTCGACGAGATCCTGCACCCGGATCACAGGGTGCAAGTCCTGCAGACAGACCGCGGCGTCTTGCCGATACGGGGTCGTCGTGCCGTCCGACTCGGTGAAGACCCACTGCAGGTAGTAGTCGTCGCCCAGACCGACGGTCGACGCGATCGTTTCGGTCCAGTCGACAGCGCCGGCCCCGGTGTCCGAAAGCACTGTCGCACCGTCTCGCATCAGCGAGACCGACCACGAAGTCGGCACCACGGCGTCGTCATTGTCGTCAAAGAGACCGACCGAAACGGTCACGGGGTGCGACCGCACGAGCAGCGCGCGCGCGCCGACGATGGTGTGGATCGACCCCACTACAGCACCACCGCGCCGTCGGCTGCGTCGGCTTCGATGGGCTCGCCTGCCGGTTCAATGGGGGCCGGTGTCGCGACGGGGTGCGCCGGTGCGGTGCCGAGCAGTGCCGCCCGTTGGGCGGGGCTCATGTTCGCGAAAGCGCGGCGGATCTCGATCGGGAGAGCTCCGACGCCGCTCGGGTCGGCGGTGGTGTCCACCTGCCCGATGCACGGCCGCAGCTCTCCGTCTTCGTGCGGGATCCACCCCATCGCCCGCATGCGGCGCTCTACGCTCTTGAGCCGCTGCAGGGCGACCGCATTGCGCCGGGCGTGCGCCGAGCACTGCGCGCGGGCCCGCTCGTCGATGGCGCGCAGCCGGGTGAGGTGGTGTTCGGCGGGGCCGCCCAGGTAGTCGGCACCCCACGCAGCGTACAGCCGGCACTTTGCGGCGTGGTCGACGTCCATGCGGGTGGCGCCGGGGCCGGGCACGGGGCGCTCGAAGGCCCAACAGTGGTGAGCGCCGCGGTCGGTCTCGTACCGCAAGATGTACTGCTCGTGTCGGCGCCCGTGAGCTTCGACCGGGTAGTCGAGCGGCACGTCGATGCCACCGCGGTCGCGCCATTCCTTGACCACCTTCGAGGCGTCGGCGACGGTCACCACGCGGCCGGTGTTCGGGTCGCGCACCTTGCGAGCGCAGACACCGCCCACGCCGATGGTGTGCCGGATGAAGATCGGGTCGGGCACCACCCAAGCGCGGGTGTCACTGCCGCCGTGAGCTTCGGGGTCGACGTCTTCGAGTAGGATCTGCCACGACCCCGGAATCAGGATCGTGTCCCAAAACGGCGTCGGAGCGAGCCGCAGCCGCACGTCGGCGCGGCTGCGCTGCTGGTATCGGGGAATGGCGACGGGTTGGGTCATGCTGGTGTGTCCTCCACGGGGCCGGCCGCCTCCTCGGCGGCGTCAGGTGTCAGCGGGGCAGATCAGGCGCGGCCGGTGCCACGGATGCGGCAGCACAGCTCTTGCTTGACGATGGTGGCGCCGAAGGTCTTTGCACCGACCCACTTCGTGGTCTTGCCGTCGGTGTCGCGGGCTTCTTCGACGAGCAGCGCGAGCCCGCCACCGGGGCGCCGAACTTCGAGAACGACGTCCATGGAAGCGGTGGGTTCGGCCTGGTCGATCGAGAGGTACCCGATGCCGCCCGGGGCCACGAGCATGCCGGAGTAGACGCCGGTGGAGACGGGCACGCGGCTGGAGACGAAGAAGTCGATCCCGTCGTACGACCCCTTGTATGCTCCCATGCCGGCCATCTGCATCTCGTCGAACTCGCGACGCATCTGGATCGCGCCGCCGCGCGACTCGATGTCGGCCGCGACGAGAGCCCACTGATTCGTGTGGAGCGCGCAGAAGAACCGCCCGGTGGGGTTCTCGCCGTTCTGCTCGACTTCGTTCTTGGCTTCGCGAATGGTGTCCCAGCTGGTCGGGTCGGTGGCCGCCCCGGCGATGTTGGTCATGCTGTCGGCGAGCGCCAAAATCACATTCGCTTCGGTGTACTGCCAGCCGCGCACGATCCGGTCGGCGATGGCCGGCCAGTTGTAGAGGCCGGTGGCGTCGCGGCGCCGCAGCTCGTCGGAAACGGCATAGGCAATGTCGTAGTTGCCGACGCTGATCGACACGTAGGTCGGGTCGATGTCGGTGGGGGTCGCCACCGACGTGCCTTCGTTCGTGGTGCCCCACAGTGCCGCTTCGTCGTTGATCTGCATCGAGAACGTGCCGGCCAGCGTCATGCCCGCGACGCCGCCGAGCGTGTCGCTGATCGACTGCAGGTCGACCATGGCCGGGTGCGCCCCGATCGTGAAGGTGTCCTCGACGGCCGCGAGAATCAGCATTGCGGCGAGCTTGTCGCTGTAGGGAAGGGTACCGCTCGGGACGGTGCTGGTGTACTCGGTAGCCATCGTGGGCACTCCGTGGTGCGTGTTTCAGGTGTGCGGCCGGCTCCTCGCACGACGAGACGGCCCGATCGTAGCACGTGACGCTATCGTGTGCGACGCCGCGCCGAAGCGAAGAAGGCGCGCTGCACCTCTCGCTGCTGCTCGGGAGACATGCGCTGGTATTCGTCGACGCCGAGCTGCGTCGAGCCACCCGGGCGCGGATCCAGCCGGCGACCGGTGCCCGGCGTGCCCGGCTGGCGGCGCTGCTGGCCTCCACCGGCGCCCGCTCCACCTGCCGCCCCGCTGTCGGACATGTAGACCGACAGCGCCCGCGGCAGTGCCCCGCGGGCCGTCTCGTCGGCGGCCGTGTCCGACCACCACTTCGACAGGTCGGGCCGCTTGTCGTCGGCGAGACCTTCGACCGCGGCCGTGTACCGCTGGTGCGCCATGTCGGCGAGCGTGTCGTCGTCGATGCCGGTCGCCGCACGGACGCGCAGACGACGGTTGGCCGTCAGCGCTGTGTCGCGCTCGCTGGTGAGCGTCGCGAGCTGCCCTTCGAGCTCTTCCAGCCGGCTGGCCGTCGTGGCGAGCTCTCCGCGCGCTTGATCGAGCAGTGCCGCCGACACCATCGGTTCGGCCGACTGGCCTCCACCGGTGGCGCCTGCACCTGCGCCCGCACCCGCTGCGCCTGTTCCTGCGGCGGCGCCGCCGTTTCCTTCGTTGCCTTCCATGGTCAAGCCTCCTCGGCTCGTGGTGTGGGTAGACGGGCCGCCGCCGCTTCGACGGTCTCGCCCAGGATGCGGGCCCGAGCTTCGGCCCGTGTGATCAGGTTGTTTTCGAGCAGCTGCAGCGTCTCGCGCTCGATCTGCGCCTGCTCGCCGGTCGACAGCGGCAGCAGCGCGTACGACACGCGGTAGCCGGCTTCCGGCCGCGTGCCCCCGTCGATCCGATTCATGGCCGCCGCGGTCATCGCGGCAAGCCGTTCGTCGTGCGGCCGGTAGACCGGCGCCCGGCGCATCTGTACTTCACGGGTACCAGCTCGCGACAGCGACAGCGCCACGCCCGACCGCGGGTCGCTCGACTGCCGCACCAGGTCGTCGGGGGACAGTCCCCACGACTGCGCGATCAGTCCGAGCCGCCGTTCATAGACATCTTGCATTGTGCCGACTTCAGCGCCGGCCTTCCATTGCCACTGCATCGCCTGCACGTCGTCGGCGATGGGGACGAAGGCGAGGATCGACGCCGCGTCGCCTTCCATGACGGCGACCGGGCGGCCGTCGTCGGCGGTCTTCACCGTCGAGCCGGCCGGCGCCATGTTGTAGACGGCCCGCTGCGGGTTCGCCGCGTTGGTCATGGCGTGGTCGATGTAGGCACTGTGGCGGGCGGCCACCATCGTCGCTTCAATCGTTTCAACCCGATAGTAGGGGTTCCACAGTGCCGGCGGGTCGGCGACGCTGTGGGTCACCGACCACGGCAGGAACGGCCGGCCGTCCGCCCAGCGGTAGACCGCGGGCCACTCGCCGGGGTTGTCTTCCGGCCCACCTCCGAAGTGGCGGCCGTGCGTCCGCTCCGTGATGTCGTGCCCTTGCTGGTCGAAGACCCGATAGGCCGGCCGGTCGGGGTCGCGCACGTCCCACGACTCGCGAACCCACGACCACTGCCCGTCGATCTCCCGCAGACACCACTCGCTGATCTCCAGCGGAACACCGGGCCGGTCGGGGTCGCTGTGCCCGTCGAGCAGATCGGGCGAGACCACCCGCAGCCGCATCCGACCGGTGCTCGGGTCGATGTGCAGCATGCGGCCCGCTTCGTTGCACATCTCGGTGAGCACCTGCGCGCGGTGCATGGCTGCCCGCGCTTGCATGGTCCGCCAGCGCTCCTCAACCTGCCGGGCCGCTTCGATGTCGACCGGCGACGAGACCTGCAGGTCGTCGTCGTACAGCACCGACACCGACTCGGCGAGATCGCGAGCGGGGCACGCGGTGAGCTGCGGGGGGCCCCACGCCCTCGCCCGGACCGGCCCGACCGCCTGGTAAATGTGCTTCCGCAGGTCGTCGTGCCAGCGGCCAAGCAGCATCCGCAGCCGCAGCCGGGTGTGCTCTACTCGATCGAAGCCCATACGGGGCGGCGGAAGGATGCTGTAGATCGGCGCGGACATGGTGTGATCCTACTGCACTCGGTAGCGGTCGGCCACGACGCGGCCGCCTGATCGCGTCGGCGCCCAGTATTCGACGAGAGCATACCGCAGCGCGTCGATCACGTCTTTCGCTTTGTGCATCGTGGTACCGTCCCACGTCGACAGCGCGTCGCTCAGCACTTCGCACCGCTTGTCGACCATGAACGACAGCGGCGTCATCATGCGCTCATTCAGCCACCGCACCGACAGCCACAGGGCACCGGCGCCACGACGGGCCCCTCGCTTCGCCGAGCGCACCCGCGGCGACGTCCGCCCCTCGGCGAGACCCAGCCGGATCGCTACGGACGACTCGAAGCGCGCGTTCGACTTCCGGACCGTCCGCCCCTTTGCGTCCGTGTACTTCTTGTCGCCGTGCACCGCCGCGAGCTGCGACCAGCGCAAGCCCAACCCGGCCAGCATGGCGAGCACCGCGTCGGCGTCCATCGCGACGGTGGTGGGCCCCTTCGCGACGTACTCGCCCAGCACCCACACACGCGCCGGGATCCCGCGGCGCTCGTCGCCGGTCTGCACGGCGCACAGCACGGCCGCCGTGCGCAACGACTCGTCTCCCCAATCGAGTCCGAGCACCAGCCGAACCCGCAGCCCCTTGCCCTTCAGGCCGACGTCGGGGTGCTCGAAGAGGCCGGGAATCATGTGCTGCTGCGGATCCCATGACTCGAAGACCTGCCCGTCTGCTCGCATCTCCCACTCGCCATCGATCAGCACTGGCTCTTCAAACGACAGCACCTTCGCCCGCTCGCGCTCGATCCATGCGGCATCCATCAGATCGCCTTTCTCGGTGCGCAGAATGGTGCCGTTTGGCAGCCGCAGCATTTGCGGCGTGCAGCGAAAGTGCAGGTCGGTGAGGGCCCCGCTTTCGGCCATTTCCCGGATCCAGTCTACGCGGGCATTGACCGGCGTCATCGTCAGGCACATGTCGCCGCCCGTGCGGGTGAGACGCCGCTCAAGCTCGGAAAAGTTGCGCTGCCGCTTCGGTGGCTCGTCGTACAGCACCAGGTGAAGCGTAGCGCCGGCCTGGTCGAGCGGGTCTTGCTTGCCGGTGCGAAACCAGATCTGCGACCCGTCCAGGAACGTCATGCACGGCACATTCGCGCCGAAGCCGCGCTCGCGCGTGTAGCGGGCGCGGGTCTCGGGCGTGATCGCCGCTTTCGGCGTCAGCGCCCACATTTTTCGCTGAATGGCGAGCGACTGCGACCAGCTCACGCAAATAAACCAGACCTGCACCGGGCCGGCTGGCGTGCGCCGGTAGGGGTGCGTGTGCGTGCACCACCACAGACCTTCAATGCAGGCCGCGGTCGTCTTCCCGCCCACTTGGTTCCCGGTCCGCAGCAGCCGCCGCGACGACGGCGACGACCAAAAGGCCACCTGCGGCGGCGTGCCGACGAAGTGGGCGAGCGGGTCGAGCGCGTTCGCCTGCAGGTAGCGACCGGTGGCCGCCCGGGCGGCAGTAAGCCAAGACGGCGTGTCCATCACTCGCCCGCAGCAGCGAGCCGGATCACCTTCGACGGCGACCATTCGTCGGGCATGTGACCAGCGGCGAGCACACGGGCCAGCTCCTCGCGGACGGCTTGCGGGATCTGCAGCAGCTCTTGTGCCAGGCGTCCGAGCTCGCTGTCGGGGTCGCCGACCATGGCCGCCGCTTTCCTCGCCTGCTCTGCGAGCTCGCGCTGCCGCTCCTCAAGCTCGTGCGCCAGCCGTGCCCATTGCAGGGCCGGGCCGTGTGACCCTTCGACCGTGGCAAGCGTGGCGCGTGCGCGTGCGACGGCGATCTCGTCGGTGAGGCCGTCGATCGCTTCGAGCACCTCAAGGCGCTGTAGCTCTTCCTGGCACCGCTGCAGATGCCGCAGCGCGGTCACCCGGGCGCTATCGCTGCGGATCGTGTTCTTGTCGGACCGGTAGTCGTCGAGATCAAGGCCAAGCTGTGCGGCCCACTCGTCGACCTGCGCGCTCTTCTCCTCCTTCAGTGTCGACCAGTCGACGTCAAGTCGCTGCCTCTTCGGCGCGTCTGTCATGGTCCAGCCTCCTCGGCATGGTGCATGCGGCAGTGTAGCGCGACCGTCAGGCATGTGCCGTCTATGCGTCTTCGTGCATACGTTCTGCTCGTGTGCAGTTCTGCGTTGACGAAAACGCCGAACTGCACACGAGCAGAACGTATGCACGAAGACG